CTGCACATAGTAAGGGAAACATTCGAAAGCCTAAACCTTGGTACGACAGCTACCCGCGTTTTTGAGTATCGTTTCTTCCATGATGGAAATTTCTCTGAATGGGAAGGCCCAGAGACATTGAAGCAGCTATATGAAATATATAATGGAGTGCAGGAACTTATTAGAAAGAAAATAAATGGAAATTCATTGTTCTAATTTGTAATATTATTACTTTTGAAAAAAAATAATAAAAGCATGAATACAGAAGAAAACATGATTCCGATAGAACCTTATCTTAAGGACTTTAAACAATATCTTGATGCAAATTCAAGATGTATACTATCTGCTAAATTTGGAAATGGAAAAAGCTATTTTATTAGCAACTTTATGAAGGATTATTCTGAAGAATATTTGTTTATTCCTATATATCCAGTGAATTACCAGGTTATGGATAATAAAGATATATTCGAATTGATAAAAAGGGATATATTAATCAGACTACTCTCAAGTGAGGAAATTAATATCAATGAAATAGAATTGAATACTGCTTCATTGTTCTATTACTTTTTCACGACCAATCCAGGAGATAAACTTTTCAACATTTTAAGTGTAATCCCTGATATAAATTTCTATGGGGTTGATATTAATATTACTAGCGTAATTAAAAAACTGAAAGAAGTCAAGAATAAATTTGATACGTATAAGGAACGATTTGTGTCTGTTGATAAAACATCTGAATTATATATTACCCAATTTGAAGCTTTAAAAGGATCAATATACGAGTTTGATGCTATTTCGCAATTGATATGTGATATAATTCACGAATATAAAGCGAAGTGTTCCAGTAAGAAAGTGGTGTTGATTATAGAAGATCTTGACAGAATAGATCCTGCTCACATCTTTAGAATTCTAAATGTATTTTCAGCTCATTTTGATAGACATACACCAGGTGTTGTCGAATTTGAAACAACCTGTGGAGGTAACAAGTTTTGTTTAGACAAAATTATTTCAGTTTGTGATATTGATAATATCAAGAATATATATGCGCATATTTATGGAGAAAAGACTGATTTTATAGGTTATATAAGCAAATTCTCAAACAGCAAAGAATATATCTATTCTTTAAAGGAAAAAGTGAAATGGTATATTACTAATGTGTTATTGGATAAAGATTTGGAGAAATACCACAAAATCTGTGACATACTATCAGATATCATAATTTCATCGATGGATAATAGAGAAACTGTAGAAAGTAATTTGCGTATAATAAAGGAACGTATAGTTAATGCTAATAAACTAATAAGGGCCCAAAATATAATACTAAATCAAAGATTTGCAGGCAAATATCTAACTTATGATTCAGACTTTACAAAGTTGTTAGCTTTATTGAAAGCATTTGGATTCAACTTCACTGATATTGATATAGAGTCTGCTTTTGATGAATTTGTGAGGATAATAGGTAAATACTGGGCTTTAGCTTCTACGTTTGACAAAAAAATTACTTTTGAAGTTAAAAAAAATAAGATAGAAATTTCATATTATAGAGAAATAACACATGGGATTGGAGATTACCAATTGTATACTTCTCTTTATAATTGTATTGAGGGTGATCAAATTATAGACTTTGATATATCGGGCTTGGATACAGAAGCAAGACCTATATCATTAATCTTTGGTCAGATTAATAATATAGTCGCTTATCTTAATAGAAAATTCATTATTTAAATTAAAAACAGCATTTAAGAGAATACATAATGAAAGAAAACAGCCAAGGAGTTTATATTTTAGTTGAAATTCCTTGGTCATGGAAGAAAAAGTAGAAATTAAGATTGATCCCCGGAACTATCGTATCCATGGGGACGAAAACAAGCGGCTTATCCACAAAAGCCTTGTTGAATGTGGAGCTGGTCGGTCCGTATTGGCCGACCGTGATAATGTGTTAATCGCTGGAAACGGCGTCTATGAAGAAGCTCAAAAGTTAGGTCTCAAAGTGCGTGTTGTAGAGTCTGACGGTACCGAGCTTATTGTTATTAAACGCAAAGACTTATCTACGGAAGATGAAAAGAGAAAACTGCTGGCCTTAGCGGACAATCATACTTCCGATACTTCTGAATTCGATTGGAAGTTAGTGATAGAAAACTTCTCGCCTGATGTATTGAATGATTGGGAGTTTTCAGTAGACGAGATCGAACTTTCGACTGATATCCCTAATTCTGACGATGAGAAAGATAATAATCTTTATACAAAAAAAATAGTATCTCCAATCTATACACCGACTGGCAATAAACCTGCAATATCAGAACTCTATAATCTTGAAACTTACAATTGTCTGATGAAACAAATTCAGGAGTGTAATTTAGACAAGCAGACTAAAGATTTTCTTCAGATTGCAGCTTCAAGGCACATTGTTTTCGATTATGGAAAAATTGCTGAATTTTATGCTCATTCAAACAACATCATTCAAAATTTAATGGAAAATTCAGCTCTTGTCATTATAGATTTTAATAAAGCTATTGAACTAGGATATGTTTGTTTAAAGAAAGAATTGTCAGACTCATATTTGGAGGATTATAGCAATGATGAAAAATAATTGCTTCGTTGCATTGATACTTACACATGGGCGTCCAGACAATGTACATACAGTAAAAACATTACGGAAATGTGGCTATACAGGTGATATTATCATAGTATTAGATAATGAAGATCTGAAGATAGATCGTTATCGCAAAAACTACGAAAACATATATGTATTCGACAAACAAGAAATAGCATCAGAAACAGATGAGGGTGATAACTTCAATGATCGTCGAGCTATTATTTATGCGAGAAATGCTTCTTTTGAAATAGCAAAAGAAAAAGGCTACCAATATTTTATTGAGTTAGATGATGATTATACGGAATTCTCATACACTTATAATCAATATGGTGAAATGAAGCAGAAAAACATTATCAATCTTGATAAAGTACTTGATGCTCTAATTGATTTCAAAAATAAAACAGGTGCTTTAGCTGTTGCATTAGCTCAAAGAGGAGATTTTATCGGAGGAAAGCAGAATAATATAGTTCGTGGTGAATTACTTAAACGGAAAGCAATGAACTCATTTATTTGTGATACAAACATGCCTTTTAAGTTTTTTGGTAAAATTAATGAAGATGTAAACACCTACACTTTACTAGGAAGTAGAGGAAATTTGTTTTTTCAGATTCCGCATGTTTCTTTGAATCAAGTAACAACTCAACAATCAAATGGCGGAATGACTGATATATATTTAGATAGTGGGACTTATGTTAAGTCTTTCTACACAATTATGTATGCTCCTTCTTGTACAAAGATACGCCCAATGGGAAGTGTGTATAGACGCCTACACCATAGTATTAATTGGAATAATGCTGTTCCTAAAGTAATTCCAGAGAACTGTAAAAAGTAACCCCTATTTATATTTTAATTTGAAGATTATCCAAGCTAAGGCAAGAGTTATCACAATTTGTTAGTTATTGTTAGTTTATGACAGAGAAGAAGAATCTGGCCGAGAAGAAAAAAAGAGGGCGTAAATCAGAGTACAGAATAGAGTATGCCGATCAAGCTCTAAAGCTTTGTTTGTTGGGTGCAACAGATAAAGAGCTCTCCGAATTCTTCTCTGTTTCAGAGCAGACTTTAAACAAATGGAAGAAGGATTATCCCGAATTTCTTGAGTCCCTAAAAAAAGGGAAAAATATAGCAGATGCTAACGTTGCATCGAGACTCTATAACCGTGCTATTGGGTATAACTGTAAAGCAACAAAATTTGCAACATCGAACGGGAAGATTACAGATTCGAAGGAATTTATAGAGCATTATCCTCCTGATACAACAGCCGCTATTTTCTGGTTGAAGAATCGACAGCCGGAAAAATGGCGTGACAAGAAAGAAGTAGACGCGAATGTAAACCTTGGTGATGAATTGGAATCATTGACAGACGAACAACTTCAGGCTATTATTGATGGTAAAGAAAAAGAGTGAAAGAGAAATACTGCTTAGACAAGCGAAAGCAGCAACTATACTTCGCAAGCGTGAAGCCCGGAATGATTTCTGGGCTTTCTGCTTATACTATGATCCAAAGTTCTTTGCCAAACGATTATTCTTGAAGAAAGTAGCCGAAGCGTTCATGCGTGTGTATACCTCCTATTTAGCTAATATTATCTACCGCCTTGCTGTCAGTATGCCGCCACGTGCCGGTAAGTCTTATATTTCCTCATTGTTTATAGCCTGGATGTACGGTCACTTCCCGGAAGAATCTGTAATGCGTAACTGTTGCTCTGATACTCTTTACAATAAGCTGTCATACGATACCCGTGATATTGTAAAATCTAAGCGTTACAAAGAGATATTCCCTGATATTCATCTGAAAGGTGATAAACAGAATGTGAAGAGTTGGAATGTGGAAGGCGCTCGCCAGGTATCTTATTTCGGTGGCGGTGTTGGCGGTACCGTGATCGGCTTCGGTGCGTCTATGCTCGCCATGACCGACGACTTATATAAGAGCCTGGAAGATGCGTTATCTGACAATAACAATGAAAAGGTATGGTCTTGGAAACAAGGTACGCACGACTCCCGTATTGAGGGAAGTTGTTGTATGATTGACATCGGGACCCGCTGGTCTTCTAGTGATGTCCTCGGACGTATGGAAGAAGCCGGCAAGTATAATGAAATCATCCGGATCGCAGCTCTTGATGAAAACGATGAAACTTTTTGCGCTGATGTACATACTACGGAATATTACCGGGAACTACGTTCTGAAACCGACGAAAGCATTTGGATGGCCGAATATATGCAGGAACCATTCGAAGCCAAAGGGTTACTATTCCCCAAATCGTCTCTCATGCGCTTCAAATTAGCCGATATTGCAGGAAAGAAACCTGATGGGACACTCGGAGCTTGTGATACAGCCGATAAAGGAGATGATGATTTCTGCGCACCATTCGCAAAGGTGTTCGGACCAAAATATTTCATTACCGATATTCTTTTCACAAAGGATCCTGTTGAAGTTACAGAACCGCGCCTGGCACAAATGGTAATAGATACCGAATGCGACCAGCTACGCATTGAGTCAAATAATGGTGGTCGTATCTTTGCTATCAATGTGCGTAAGCTTGTTACATCGAAAAAGAAATCGTGTGTTATACAAGCCCGGCCAACAACCCAGCACAAGGAAACACGTATCATTATGAAGGCTGGCTGGATAAAGAAACATTGCGCTTTTCTTGATGAATCAGAATACTCTAAAGGATCAGACTACGGTCGTTTCATGAAAGCGCTTACTAGTTATAAACGTGAAGGTGACAATGCACATGATGATGCACCCGACGGAATGACCATCCTTGCAGAGTTTGCGGAATCGCTTGGGCTGAAGTTAAAAACATCTACTCGTAAAGTGGGGCGTGGATAATATGGAGGTATAATTATTAAAAAATCACACCTCCATTCGTTTTTAATTAAAAGATGATTCAATAGCCCTCATTGCAGATCTAGCTTCCCTAAGTACTTTTAGATATGTTGTATATCTAAGAACATCCGTATCTTGGGAATTTAATTTAGTTACTAGAGTCAAATCTGTGTTCATTCTTGCACTAGAGTCTTTTTTTTGTATAATCTGGAATACTTCATACAATCCCTTTGTTGCATAGTCGCAAAATCTGTCTAACTGTTTAGTTAATCCTACAATTTCTTCTTTATCCATATTCTTTTGTTTTAGAGTTTACCGCAAAGTTAAGTAGAATAAATTAACTGACGTATATATTTTAAGAGAAAAGTATATGCCAGATATTAAGGACATTCTAAGAAATGAAGACTTCGGTAGCATAGTAGGTGATTTATGCGTTGATACCCGTGAAAATCGTAATCCTCGTGAGTATATGGAGGAATACAATGGAGACAGGACCCGTCGTAAAGAATCAGTTGGGTATCGGGAGCCTAAAAAGATTGCTGTATATTCAGATACAGAAGTAGAAGTTGACCCCGAAACAGGAGCCGAAAAGCCAAAGAGACTAGAAGACAAGACTGTCGATGTAGCTAAGGTCGTAACCAACCTACCTAAAAAGATCGTTCGTAATTCTGTTGCTTTTCTATTTGGTGGTGAAATGACTATCACAGCAGAAGATTCGAACGACGGGATCTGCGAGTTCAAAAAAGTCTATAAGCGAAAACTCAAGATGCAATCTGTATTGAAAGAGTTTGCTCGCAAAGTGTTGTCTGAAACCAAGGCTGCTATTGTATTCTATCCTGTTACCAAGAACGATGGAAAAAGTCAGTTGAAAGTTAAGATTCTTTCTACTCCCAAGGATAGTAATGTCGAATGTGAATTCTATCCACACTTTGATGAGGACGACGATATGGACGGTTTTCTCTATAAATACAATGCAGAAGTCAATGGCCGTACTTGCGAATGCGTGAAAATCTATACGAAAGATGTTATCTACTCCGGTATCATGGACGGTGTATGGCAAGTGAAAAAGATAAAGAATCGTTTTGGCAAGATTCCGGTAGTATATGCCGAGGTCGATTGTCCGGATTGGGAAGATGTTGCTAATTTGATTGACAAGAAAGAAATGAGACTTTCCCGGCTATCAGATACTAATGATTACTTTTCTGAACCTATACTGAAAACTTATGGTTTAGCTAACCTTCCGAGCAAAGAAACGGTTGGTAAGGAATTGAACTTCAGTATGGAGGTTGATTCAGATACTGGTACATCGTATCACGGTGATGCAGATTATCTTGCATGGCAACAATCTTGTGAATCCGTTACACTTGAACTAAACCAACTGGATGATGCAATACATTCCGGAGCTTCCAGTCCGGACTTGTCTATAAATAAACTAATGGGACTTGGCAACCTTAGCGGCACTTCACGTCGTTTTATGCTGATTGATGCAGAGATAAAAGCTACTGAACAGATGGAAATATTTGGTCCAGTTGTTCAACGAACAGTAGCAATCGTCCAAGCAGGAATGGCAAATATTACACATACAAAATATGCATCACAGCTAAATGACAACTACATTGAGGTAGAGTTTGGTAGTATTCTCCCACAGGATTTGGCGGAAGAACTCAAGAACCTTGAAACTGCTTCTCAATTCAATAGTAAAGAGACGATTATTAAAAATTCGCCCTATACAGATGATGTGGAAGCGGAACTGAATCGTAAGAAGAATGATGAGAAAGAGACTGCACAGAATAATTCACTCATAGGAGCAACTTTCTAAGCTATGCCCGGACTTTCTTTCTACGACAAACAACACATACAGAAAGTTGCTGCACAGCAGGCCGTAATAGCCAATATCTTTAATCAGTTTATACTTTCTGTTTCCCCGTATCTCCGTAAATGGTCTGATGCGGGGAAAAACAATGTATGGATAAGCAATCAGGGAATAGAGAGTGCAGTTGACCGGGAACTGCTGAATCTTGAATCAATGCTATATGCTAATATCTCTGCATTTCAAAAGGACGGTTGGGAACGAGCAGAAAGAAAGAATGATGATTTTATTTCCCAGTTCATCAAGGGAATGTCTATTTCCAGTGCAACGAAAGATGGAATGTTTACCCATAGTCTATCTGCATTTGAAGCTCTAAAAAATGATATAGACGCTAACGGATTCAAATTATCTGATAGGGTCTGGAATATTACACAGCAGACGAAATCGCAACTCGAATTCTATCTTGATAGTGGCGTAGTTGCCGGACGTAATTCAAACGGAATCAGTAGTGATATACGGCAAATTTTGCAAAATCCCCAAAAACGCTTTCGCAGGATCCGGAATGAGAAAGGCGAATTAGTTTTGTCTCAACCGATGAAAGATTACCACCCAGGACAAGGCGTTTATCGTTCTGCATATAAGAACGCTCTCCGGACATCTGCAACAACGACGAACACAGCTTACCGGAGTGCAGACTATGAACGTTGGAGCAAACAAGACTTCATATTAGGTATTGAGATACATCGCTCGGCCAATAATCGAGGACCGTGCAAGATCTGTGATGCGATGGTAGGTAAATATCCGAAAACGTTCAAGTTTACAGGCTTTCATCCTTTTTGTATCTGCTTTGCCACTCCTATCACCATGGAGCCGGAAAATTTTGCTGATTTCCTGCTGAATGACACAGTTCCGAAAGAGCAGGTTATTACAGACATTCCCCAGGGAGCAAAGGATTTCGTCATCGAGAATAAAGATGGATTGCAATCGGCTTTCTGGTACAAGGATAACTTTACCAATGATGGAGGACTACAAAGAGAAATAGTTTCCCAACCTATTACGAATGAAGTTATAAAGGTTTCTAAACCTAAACGTATCAAGACTGATTCTGAAATTGCAAATATTAAACAAAAATGGAATGAGCGAAAACTCTATAACAAAATAACCAACACAGAGAATGAAATACGCCTGAATAAAAGCTTTGAGACAGGAGTCCTATTTGACAGGAATGGTAATGTTGTAATCGATAAGCGCGGAGCCAAATATAGTGTTGCGTTTACGGATGAAGAATGTGCAAAGATGAAAGATTGCGTTTTCACACATAATCACCCAAGAGGCTGGCAAGAACCAGAAAAGAGTTTGGGACGAATAGGTAACTCATTCAGTCCGGCTGATATGTATCTTGCAATAGCTCATAATGTATCAGAAATGAGAGCTGTAACACCTAATTATACATTCGCTATGAAACGTCCCGAAGAAGGATGGGGAATTACAATTAGTAAATTCGAAAAGCTAGTGAATCGGGAGAATAACAAACTAAGAGTAGAGTTTACTGCTAGAATCAATAATAATACACTATCCCCAACAATGGCTTCAGTGGTCCATTATCATATATTATGGAAACGGATATCTGAAAAAATGGGATGGAATTATACAAAAGCGAAAACTCGTTAATTGGATTCTTTTAGGAAGACGAACTCCCCTTTTTGGTCGCTTTCTCTTTTGTCATGTACCTGTGAACCATCAAGGTACTTAACAGGAATGCCATTAGGGTATGCCGGGCATTTTAATTTATCAAAATTAAAATGCTTGCATTGTGTACACTTAGATATATACACATTGTAATATTCGTGTCTATCTTCTATATAATCCATTTTATACTTTGACATAATTACAAATATATGCATTTGATTCTGAAATAAAATATATAAGCAGGAAAAATTTATTCCCCTTATATTTTAATAGAAAATCGTTATGACAATCATTGATGCTATTAAAAAGGGCTTGAAAGCCGCAGGTGTAAACGAAAAGTACGCTGTAAAGGTTCAGAAACTCTTCAAAATCGAAAAGGAGGAGGATATTGATACTTATATTGCCTTGTTCAAAGACAATATTCTTCCTGATCTTGAAAGCACATCCGCAATAGAAAAAGCAAAAAAGGATGCTATTGCCGAGTATGAAAAGAACAATGGTTTAAAGGATGGTAAACCTATCAAGTCGGCTAAAAAGACTAAGAAAACAGTAAAATCCGATGACGATGATGAAGAAGACGATGATGAAGACTTCGAAGATTTGCCCGCATCTGTAGTTAAGCTATTGAAAGCCCAACAGAAGCAAATCTCCGAGTTGACCGCATCGGTATCTTCTGTCGTATCAACAGTCACAACTTCCACGAAACAGGCATCAGCCAGAACACTATTTGCAGATGCAAAACTGCCTGAAAAGTGGTTTAACCGTATTGATGTCAATTCTGAAACTTCTGTTGAAGATCAGATTAAAGAGTTGCAAGAAGAATACGCTGAAATCAGACAGTCAGTAATAGATGATGAGGTTGCCGGTGGTGATTACAAGCCTAATTCCTACAAGCCCAAAGAACGTTCAGAGAAAGAATGGCTGGAACTAATGGAGGACGAGGAAGGTGTTAATAACGGGACTGCCAGCCTTGGACTTGAAGAATAATAATTAATAATTAAAAGCTATGTTCAGAAAAAAGCAAAGTGAATTTCAGTATGCCCCCGGAATCGAAAAGATTATCGAGGACATTCAGGGCGGTGGAACTATTGCCCGTGCGGAACTGAAGGGAATCATTGATGAACTTCCTCCGCTTGTTATGGTGGGTAAGGACACTAACGGTCTTTATCATATTGTTAAGACTGGAAGAGTTACGGCTGTAGCTGCTGCCGATGCGGTAGCTATTCAGGTAGCAAAGAATCATGTGTTTAAAGTTGGGGAAGCGGTTACAATCGGCGGTGCTTTAACTGGAGCTTCCGATGTAATCTCCGCAATCGACAAGACCGCCCCGGCCTATGACACAATAACTCTTGCTGGTCCGATTGGGGCTGTGAAAGTAGATGATGTGTTAGTACTTGTAACTGCTAAAGCTGCTGCCAAAGCTGCAAAGTTCAAGTATACCCCGGAGGTTATCACCATGAACAAGGTTGATGTGACCGTAGCTAACCAGCAGTCAGGTCTCTTGGTGCGTGGTACTGTTAATGAAGCAGTAATGCCCTACCCTGTTGATGATGCTATTAAAGCGTTGCTTCATTTTATCCGTTTTATGTAATCCATTAATTCATAACTATATATGGAAAGAAGTTTAATTAAACAAGTGAACCGTAAGAATATGGGCGCCCGCCTTAACTCGCGTAAGGTTAAGCCGGTGTTTTTCCCTAATTTCTTCGGTGTAAAGCAGAAGAACTCTCTGAAATGGGAGACTCTTACAGGTGAGAAAGGTGCACCAGTTATCGCTGACGTTATTTCATTCGATTCTTCCGCACCTCAAAAGAAACGTGAAGTTATCGGTAAGATGTCAGGTGATATTCCTAAGACTGCTGTAAAACGCGGTATGAACGAAAGTGATTGGAATGAATACCAGCAACTTAGCAGGGATTGTGAAGGTGATTCGGATTTGAAATCTATTCTTGACCTTGCGTTCAAAGATCAGGATTTTGTATATAATGCTGTTCGCGGTCGTTTTGAATGGTGGTGTATGCAGTTGATGTCCAAAGGTGGATTCGTTCTCAATTCAAGCAATAACAATGGTATTGTTACCGAAGAATTTGTAGGCTGTGGTATGCCTAATGAAAACAAGAAAGTTGCTGCTGTGGATTGGTCTAAGTCTACAACGGCCGACGGCTTGCAGGATATTGAAGATACCGTAGTTGCCGCTTCTGCCGAAGGTGTTACTATCAAATATGTAGTGATGCGCAAAGATAGATTTGCTCTATTGAAGAAACAGAAGGCAGTTATCGAAAAGGTTAGGGGCTGGATTAATCAGAAAGAAAAGCTGACTATCTCCAAGAAAGTTATCAATGAGTATCTTGCTGCCCAAGAGAATACGGAAGGTGTTCAGATCGTTCTTGTAAGTCCATCCGTTCGTATTGAGAATGCCGCTCATCAACGTACTACAGTAAATCCATGGGAAGCTGCCAATATTTGTTTCTTGGAAGATTTGCAGTGTGGCGACGTTCAGCATGGACCTATTGCAGCAGAACACTCTGTCGAGTACAAGAAGAAAGCTTCCACGCTGAAAAAAGACTTTGTTTTTATCAGCAAGTGGTCTGAACTGGAACCGTTCAAAGAGTGGACTAAAGCGGAAGCTAACGCAATTCCAGTAATCAATGACCCTGATGCAATGTACATCATGAAAACTGATGGCCAGGCATGGACGGAAGGTGAAGATACTGAAAAAACAGACGAAGAGGGTTATTAATCATCTATTATGGCAACAATCAGAGAAACAATACTAGAATATCCCTCCATTGAGGATATGAAAGGCTTCTTGGATAAGGTAGTCTTCGTTAAGCGGGGTATCAACTCCGAAGCAGAATGTACTGCTGAAAGCATGAAGCAAGTCGGTCTTTGTGTCGCTGATACGTACGCCATGTTAGTAAACTCACAGGATTTCAGTGAGAATAAGCTTTCTATCACTCATCCCCGTTCTTTCTATGTCCAGACTGCAAAACAACTGTATATAGAAAACGGGGAGCCGGAGAAAGCCGGTAAACTCGGGAAACGAATCATTATCAAAGGAAAGGCTGGTAACAGATGGTAAAACGATATCCACATACAGCGATAGTCACTATCGACGTTAACGGAAAGACAGTAAACGGTGAATGGGTTCCGGGGAAACCGATTGAAATATCCGTTCCCGGACGTTATGATCCTGTAAGTGATGGTACTGTTGTCTATAAACGTAATTCGGCTGGTGATGAAGCGCAAGTGCATGGTTATTTCTATACCAAAATTCAGCCTCAATCAGGTAGTAAGTTTTTGCGTTTGAAAGTCGCTTCCAAAGGTATTGACGTACCGATTATCTGTTGGGAACCTTATCAATCACATTCAATTATTAACGTATGAGAAACGGCATGACTCCCCTATTCACCTTTGATGAAATGGAACGTTGGTTTGAACACTTTCAAAGCAAAGCGGAAGACAAGATGCTTGTTTTCCTGCAAGCTGGAGGTGAAAAGTTTATCGAAGTGGCTCGTCGGAGTGGTTCATATAAAGACCAGACAGGTAACCTTCGAAGCTCTATTGGATATATAATTGCGAAAAACGGAAAAGTGGTTGCAGAGAACTTTACCGAAAGTGAAAAAGGAACTGATAAGACAACCGGTAAGTATAAAGGGCGTAGGCTTGCAGAAGAAGTATCTCTGTCTCATTCCGGTGGTTACGTGTTGGTTGGTGTTGCAGGAATGGAATACGCGGCATCCGTAGAAGCTAAAGGGTATGAAGTAGTTTCAGGAGCTAATACGCAATGTGAGAAATATCTAAGAGATACATTGAAATCTGTTTTTAGAAAGATTTGATTATGGATGAATTCGACGCTGTAGATATAGTCTACGATGCTGTGATTACTGCAAAAACTAATGTTATGATTTACAAAGATGCATCGGAATCGGGTGTTACTAATGAACATATCGTTATCAATCACCTGCAATTGAATGAGCTCGACTTCATTAATAAAGTACCTGTTAACGTCAATATCTTTGTCCCCTTGAATGAAAACGGCATGCCCCGACGTCAGCGCATGAAGGAACTTAGGCGTAAGGTAAGGAAATCGCTTGATTCAATCAATAGCAATGACGGTACATGTAAAGAAGTGACAGTTCTCTGGAGTGTTCCAATGCCGGACTTCAAAGAGGGGTTTGCTTGT